GTATTCCCACCACTGATCTACATAATTGGGAGAATTATCTAATACTCTACCAATTGCATCTTTACGAAAGAAGGGCCGCTTACCTAATTCTCTAAGCTGAGAGCGGCTCATTCTATGGCGCTCAATATGCCACTCTGCATCCTTCATACTTTTAGCATCTGGATCAGGGAAAGAATTCCATACAGATACCCAAGAAATTCCTGGCATTTTTACATGGAGGGGCGTGTACTCCATTTTATCTGTCTCTTCATTCTTCTTCCAGTCATGTATGGTTTTCTCAATAGAGAATGGGCCTTTGATAACCCCGTGCCCGAGCATACACATTTCCAGAATAGTTTTTCTTAATGCAATGTGTCCATCTGTCTCATCAATCTGGTCTAAAATAGCTTTTTCCATGTTTGAAGCAGCTATTTTAGCCGGCTCAATTTGGGGCATTTTAGTAGCATCTGGAGCAGGACCAGGAACTAATTGCGCTCCCTCAAATTTTTCAGTCAGGCCCCCCAAAATATCCTGTAAAGTAGCACCAGGAGGTAATTCTTTTCCGTCCCCTTCATAGCCATAGGGGCTTTCTTCTTCTTGGTCACTATTAAATTCATTTTGAGCATTTGGATTACCCGGCTCACTGTGGGCGTATTCCGAAATACCATCTGGCTGTTCTGTAGGCTCCACAGCTAATGGAAACTTATTTCCCTGAAATAAAATTTCTAAGATTTGCCCAAATGCAGCTAATACTTTGGTCTTAGTGATTTTAACAAACGCGCGGGATTGTTCACTATCACGAAATTGAGTATCTGCTCCGTATAAGCCACGGTAGTTATGGTATTGCCGTAACCACCGTTGCTCATGAGGGAGTCGTTCTACTTTAGCTCTTTCAAATTTATTGGTAATATCCCCAACAAGTCCAGTTAAGCCTAATTCACCTTGGGCAGATACATCTTGTTCTTCACCAGCATCTTCTAATGCTTGAACAGTCCGAAACTTCTCTGCTTGATTAGGCTCTTTACCGTATAGGTTTAGAGTTATGGGTTCATCAGCCATTAATTAGACTTTATGATTGTGTAACCGATTAGTTTCTTACATTCATCTTGAATTACAGGAAGAATAGGACGAAGCTTCTCATCGAATAACGCATTCATACTAATTGTATTCCATAGCAAATTTGCTAACTCGAAATCAGTTATAGTGTGATTAACTTCGTCCATTAAATTAATCCTGTAGGCTCTTAGTTAATTTACCATGACCTGTAGTATCCATAACAGGGCTACCTTTGCCCATTACAAATCCCCGATCATTACCGGGGTTCATGCTGCTTGGCTTGGCTCGATTAGGATCCATTTCAGTATTGAGAGTAACAGACTTACTATCAATCTTCTGGTCAATTTTGTCTGCAACGCCACAATGATTGTTGCCTACTGTGCTATCATAATTACCACCCCAGGTCTTCATAGTACCCATGATGGTCTTGTCTAATTTAATTGGTCCCATAATTTTCTCCTTTAATAGCCAACTTTTGAAGCTGGCCTCCAATAATCTGTTCGAGCAATTTGTTGATACATTTCTAATTTAATTGGCTCAAGTGGCCTACTCATACAGCCATATCTAAGTGCATCGTAGGCATGATCCTCTGCCTTAGTATCTATATCCTCTGGATCTTTTTCATCAAATGGAAGTAATGGCAAGGTTCGTATAAGGTTTCTGCAAGTATTAAATATCTTTAATTTAGCTGTCTGAATAATTTTAGTAGAATCTGTCTGATCTGGAATATCAATAATTCTTAATCGTCTATGAATTTCCATCTTACCGTTTTTTCTACTACCACTACTTCTATCGGAAGGTCGCCAAATGCATCCATTTAATCGCATGATTTCCGGCACAGGAGGACCAATATCGCCTCGTCTCGACCACACCGAACTATCCATAACTCCGTATTGTACATACTCACCACGTTCGAGTTCTCTGACTCTCTGTGCAAAAATATCAGCGGTGAGTCCCTTACTATACCACTCTCTGTAAATATACAAGGTATTGTCATAATCTACTGCGCCCCACAAGACACAAAATGGACTTGAAAATCCCCAGTCACACATTCTAAAACGAGGCCAGCTTTCAGGGACATTAAATGGCGTAACCACATGAATATCTGGATCAAACTCCTCAAATGCCGCCCCTTCAACAATATCCCATCTACCATCTAGCCACATCTTCTTCAATTTCTCTGGAAGAGATAGCAGCATATTTCGATAATCTGTAGTTTGATTTAAGTAGGGATTATCAGCAAGCTTAGCTGGAATAAATTTCCTAGTAATATACTCTGTGTCGCCATTTGGTAATGCAATCGGTACATTAAATGCTGTATTCCACGGAGCAGCATCTACAAACGCCTCTTTTAACCAATGCATACCGGCACCACCGGGGTTGCAAGTCATCCTTAAATAAGTAGGAATATTTGGATCTACAGAACGTAACGACCCTTTTAATAACGTATAAATACGATCTGTAGCGTATTGTCCGATTTCATCGACACCAATCCAAGTGTATGCTTGGCCCTGATATCGCATAGCATCTTGCTCGTTTTCAGCATATCCAAACTCAATGCGAGCGCCTGAAGGAAATCTAAATTCTTTTTCTTGTTCACGCCATTTTACCCCAGGAAAAGCTTTAGGATAAAGTCTTAAAGAGTGACTAATAAGATCCCTAAGTTCAGGCATTGTTTTACGAAGAATTAATGCCCTATGTGCCTCTTTATTGCAATATCTTAGTGGATCAATAATAAGACTATAGCTTTTTCCGCCACCCCTAGCTCCCCCGTATAGTACTTCTTTTTCTGTAGCAGCTAAGAAATCCGTTTGCGGACCAGGATTGGGCTTGAAGACAATATCAGCATCTTCAGCCAACATATCTTCTCTAATTTGTTCTGGAATACCGTCTTTAATTTCTTCATCAGTAACGATATTTGATTTAGATTGGATATCTTTATCAAATAGCTGCTCCATTTTTCGAGCAGCTTTTTCTTTTCTAAGCGCCTGCCCACGCTGTACTTCGAGCTTATTTCTTAAAACAGCTAGTTCTTTTCGGGCTTTTTTCGCCTCTTCTACAAGCACTCCAACTCTAATTTCTTTAAGAGTGGGCTTTCTAGGTGGCCGGCTTTTCATGGTATCAGATATCTTTCTGATACCTAATTGCTTTAAGTAGTCCAGGAGTAGATATTTCTCTGCCCGTCTTCTGTACAAGCCAATCTCTAGTAGCTTGCATAGTACAGCCAGATTTTAAGTAGAATTTAGCTTGTTCTAAGGCTTTTAATTGCTCTGGAATTGGCTGCTTGACGCCATTTTCATCTTTTAAATAGCCAAATGGTTCTGCTTTACTCATAAATTTTCTTTAACTTTAATATAACCGGATTTTAACCAATCTTTACAAGTATTCCATCCTTTGGGCCAATAAGAAATAGTAAATCCGGTGGCTGTTCTTTCCCTGCGCCAACCTCCAGAGGGCTTAAATTTTTTGTAAGACCAATTATAATGCGTTTCTATTTTATTTTTATGATTAACATAACAACATAAAAATCCATTATCATAAATAAATTTTTGCTGTGCTTCGTTTAATTTAGCATCATCAGGAACATCATATAATTCTAAAGAACTATCGTAATCATCATATCCTAAATGACACCAATCAAATTCCTCGTCTGCTAAATCAAGTAATTTTTCACTAAATTCAGATTCAGCATATTTATATGCCGTAGCTGCTTTTAAAAAATTCATGTTGGTGTTACATCTATCATTATATCTCGATTATCTAAGACTTCAGCCAAGCGTTTTTCAGGTAAAATAAAGATATTAGCCTTAATTACTTGCTGCCCATCCCTTGGATCTTTCTTAATAATCCCAACTCTATCCAAAACGGCTGCTGCTGCGCTTACATTTACTGGATTAGGCATTGGATTATCAATACTATCAACTAATTTAACCGCCGCCTTCATAGAACTAACAGAAAGATACTGTTCAGCAGCTTCTGTTATAGCTTTTGCGAGTCTAACACGTAATTTATAGCCATAATGAGGATTGAAGCCAGCTTCTTCAGCAGCCTTATGAATGTTTCCTTTATTTTCAAACAAAAGTTCAACAAATTTCGCCTCTTGTTCATTAAGTTCAGCTAGTTCTTTACTCATTTTTTCTTTCTTGGGCCAAATTTACCTGCTTTTTGATCTGCTTTACTAAAATCTCTGCCAACTGACTGCGGGACACCTACTTTTTTGGCAAAAGATGGGCTATGTTCAACAGCTTTCATAAAGCGATCTTGTTTTAGTGTCTTAGATGGCATTTATCGGCCTCTACTCATCCTCTTTTGTCCTGCTTTATCCATCTTTTTATCCATAGCAGAGCCTTCAAACTTCTTCATGCTCATCTTAGCTTTCTTTGCGCCCTTTTTATCGAGCGCCATATCAGCTTTTGAGCCTTCAAATTTAGCCATTATTTAACTCTCCGTAATCTTGGGTTTGCCTTCTTAGCTTTAGCAGAAGCATTGCGTGTGCGTGATGCGAGAATTGCTCCTGCCGCCTTCTTGGAATAGCCTTCTTTTTCAATACTTGATTGAACTGCTTTAAATCCTGGATGCTTAGCCATTAAAAGCACTTCCATGCGCCGCTTTGGAAAGTTGCCATAGCCCCAGTTTGTGCTCCCACATGAGTACAAGGGCTGCTAGCGGGATCGGCATCAGTGGCGTAAATTTGAGAACCCTCAGCTACTCCAGTAATTCCAAGCACTCCAGCAGTTGTCATTCCGGTTGTGTCTTTAACAATAGACTTAGCCGCTGCTGTAAGTGCATAGCGATTTGCTTCTAAAGTACCAGTTATTTGATTACCACTAAGCACTATAGGTGCTACAAGTCCGGCGTTAGAAGTAGAGCCAGTAACTTGAATTCCAAAAGGATTATTTGCCCCTAATTCAGCTATAATATTATTGCTAATATTTACATTTTTACCTGCCTGTATCCAAATATATTTAGTATTAATTGGAAGAAGATCACGAAATATATTTCCCTGAATTAAGATATTATCCACATACTGTTGGCCAACTCCAGCAACTAAATATTCTTGTACACCAATTACATCAGTCACATTAGAGGCAAACGATACATTTGAAAATTCATTATTTTGAATCATAACCATGCTAACAGCACTTCCATCCTGGCTATTAATCTTAATTGCATGATTTTCAGAATTTTCGATAGTATTATCATGAATTTTTATAAAACCAGCAGGATTATTTTTAATTGCAAATTGAATAGAAATATTACCGGCAAGTATTTCATTATCATGAATATCTGTATATCCTACTTCACTATAGATGGGTGGTCCTTGGCTCCATCCATTAATAGGATCTCCAAAGAAATTACTATTATAGATAAATCCTCCTGATCCTTCTATAGCAGCAGTCGTAACAAGACTTATACATTTGGCCCCCCACCCTTGACAATATATTCCATCAAAGACAGGCCAATTGGGGCGAGTAATACTAATTGGATTATTTATTCCTTGTGTGGTAAAGCCTAAAGAACCTAACATAAGGTTTTTAAAACGAGGCATCGCGGCATGGCCGGTTCCGGGAGTAAAAACTAAATTAAGGCCAATGCCACTTGTTTGTGGCACAGCACTTATCATCTGAAAATCCTCAAACTGGGAGCCAAAATTTGAAGTTACATCAAAACCATCCTGTGCATCATTTTGTATTATTAATCGGGTAACTCCAGTAGATGCTACTACGCCCGGCCCAATACCTGCTCCACACCCCTTTAACCAAATAGGAACTGAAGAAACAACAGCTGAACCTAAGAGGAATGTTCCGCAAGGCATAACAATTGGATTGCCATTTGCAATATTAACTGCTTTTTGAAACGCGGGGCTGCTGTCACGAACACCTGTGGGGTCAGCCCCATAAGCTAAAATATTAAATCCATAACTAAAGATAGAACTAGGTAATCCCCCCGGCCCCCACTGTACACTCGGTAAAGGTGTGGAGGTTTGGGCAATTGCCACACCTATACCTAAAGAAATAGCAACTATTCCAGCAGTTATCTTATTAAGCAATTGGGACTCCCGATGTATCAGGTAATTGATTTTTTACCATATCTTCAAGCTGAGTATGTAAATGCTCAATTTCAGCATTAGCTACTTTTAGTTCTTCTTTAGTTTCTTCTAATTCAGCAGTCAATGTAGCACAATTATCGAGTGCTACATTTCTCTGCAATTGAATAGCATTAACTATCGCTTGGGCATTAGGCACTAGCAACACCCGCTTGAGCACTCTTCCAAGTTGCAGCAGCAGTACACATAAACCAAGCTCTTTTAGTATTAGTTAGAGTTACACCAGTTGAACCTACTTGACCATCAACTGTATCTGAACCATTACCATAGACCTTAATAGCATTCGCACCATCATTTTGAATATAAACAACTGCTCCAACGATAGCCGCAGGAAGGATAACACCTGTACCCCCCGCAGCACTTGTTACAATATTAAAGTCTTTAGTAAGAGCTAAGCCGGTCCCTTGGTTAGTACCGATTGCTGTGAGAGTGTCACTTATAGTACGAGCAATCTGAGTGCTAAATGCAACTGCGCCTGTGCCAGCTGCTGCGATAGTAAGGTTTCGGTTAGCGTCAGAGCCCGATCCACCGAGAGCAATACTTGGAGCATTACCAGTTGCAGCATTTGTAATAACAATGTTATTTACGGCTGAAGCTGTACTTGCAACCTGTAGACCGGCAGTTGCTGCACTAGATCCGCCTAGATATGCAATGCCAGTCCCTTTAGTGCGTAGATGCAAGGCAATGTTAGAATCTGTGCCATTGGCTGCAAGAATTGGACCAGCAGTATTTGCTCCAGTGATTGAACCAGAAATATTTAAGAAGTTGACTGCTGAAGCTACAGTTGCAACTTGTGCCGAAGCATTAGCAGTAGTTGTACCACCAAGAGCTACAACACCTGTACTCGTAGACTGTAGACGTAAATCAACAGTTCCGTCAGTACCACTAGCTAATACAGTTACCCCTGTACCAGTAGCTCCACCAGATACCTTTAGAAAATTTACAGAAGAAGTTACAATAGGGACTTGTACACCAGAATTTGCAACTGTGGTTCCACCAAGAGCTACAACACCTGCGCCCTTGGGTGTGATTACAGTTCCAATATCAGCATCGGTTCCACTGTTAACAAGTTTAACTAGATTAGCAGCTACGCTAATTGTAACTTCGCGAGAAGCTGTGCCAGCAACTACAGAAGCTGTACCACTAAAAGTGCCCGCTTCAAAGATAGTACCTACAGTATTTAAGGCAGTTGCTGTATCACGGTCTTTAATTTTAGTGATATCAATTGTAGTTTGTGCCATGTTTTATTCTTTCCTTATCTTTATTGCAGCACGACTGAATCGAGCCATTCGGTTGAGACACCGGCACCATTTGTTAGTGCCGCAGTAAATGTTAGTATAATATAAGATCCAGGAACTAAAGTAGTTCCAGTAATTGTAAGGGTCTGTTGAGCAGGGGTTGTAATTGGGCATGTCTGGGCAGCAGTAGCAATTAAACTTGCTCCAGTGGTTCCGGCTGTCGTTGATACAAGGTATGCCGATGCGGCCATTGTATGAACAGAAGCAGTTGAGGAAGTATTTGTGTAGTGACAACTAGCTAATACAGTAATATTCTGACCAGCAATATAATTTGGTGGAAGAACAAAATCTACTGCTGCGGTATTACCTGTTGTGCTAGAGCTTGTAGCGGTGCCAATAAGTGTGGCAGCTGTACCAGGAGTATATGTTAAGCCGAAGTTTGTACCACTTGCAGCCGTAGTCATCATCAAACCAGCAGCGGTACGAAAATTTATAAGTGGTAACTGTGTTGCAGTTAATCCATTTCCAGCAGTTACAGCTGCTGCTGTGGTTACAACTTTACCTGTGGTTCCTGTTGTTCCAAGCTGAGCCCCATCTGTTGCTACGTTAAGAGCCAGCGCAGGAAGTGCAGCTAAACTAAGTAATCCACCCAATATAAATAATTTTTTCATAGGCTATAATCTCGAATCATACGTAGCATGGATACAAGCATTGTTTGCTGCTGATGCCATAGTTGTTGTGCCGACAATTT